TTGATATTTGAATCTGGAAAAACATTATTTGAGATTTTAGATTCTCTTGATGTTCCGCAAGTAGCGAGTCAACTTGATGCTACTAATTTACGCCTCGATGAGGTTAATGACCAACTTAGACAACTAAGTGTTATCGTTGACACCAACCAAGCTAATAATAATGCCAGTTTTGTATCTATAAATACTCAATTGGATAGTTTAAGAGCCCAGGTAACACTATTGTCAGAAGAGTTATTGCCTATACCTAATGAGATTGCTAGTTTGACAACTTTAGTTAATTCTTTTGATGGTCGTATAAATTTGTTGGAAGCCAATAATGATATTCTTGCTACTCGAATGAACTCATTAGATAATCAGATGAGTACATTGAATAATCAGATGAGTACATTGAATAATCAAATGAGTACTTTAACCACTGATGTTGCTGTTTTATCAGTAACTGTCACTAGTTTTAATTCACGAATTACTTCATTGGAAGCTAACAAAGCACGTCAGCAATTCTTATTTTTGGGAAACGAGTATATATTCTGTTATAGAACAGGTGGTGTCCCAGGCACTACTTACTATTATCGAATTACATATTCGGGAAGCGTAACATCGCAAGTGAACGCTGCTGTAGGGTATTCGGCCAATGTGTTGGATTCGTCTACTGGTACGTCTAGTAATAGGACAGTCTATTTGGCCGCGCCTTTCGATATGTTCTCAGTGAACGGTCGATACAACTATCCGATGATACAAGGTCCTTGTGTTTTATCCTTTGCGGTAAATAATACAAGTCCTATTACTGGTTATATCACTACTTTGTAATGGCAGACATGCGGTTTAATAACTTCATACAACAGAAGTGTATTTATACACACTCGTTGCGATTTACTGCCACACAGTATAATGAGAGACCAGGTTGGACATGCGAAATATCTGCAAGTCCTAACGTATCAATTCCTGATATCGTTGGTGTCGGAGTATCAACCGATAAGGCTTCTGCTAAGCGTAAAGCTTGTGAAAGCTTCTTTGCTAATTTAGCAGAGAAAAATTTATTTAAAGAATGAATCAAACTCAAGATATTAAAATTCATGATATGCCCCGTTGCTTACGTAGCGGGTTTACCACACTCCACCGGATAGGTAGAGATCCTTCATTGGATGACGGAAATATTATTTCCGAAGTTGGCGAGCCAATTTATATAAGAACACCTTTAAGCTTTGATGATTTTCAAGCGTATCCTCTTCGTAAGAAGAGAAATGTCAAATTACCAATGCATGTCTTTGGTAAAGCAGATATAGGTAATGCCTTCGCTGCTTTTCTTCCAAGAACAGTGTCACTTCCGGCTATAGGAACTGCAATCGTGCTTCAACCTCGAGTAACACCTGAACAAGCTACATTGATCAGAATGTATAGAAATGTACAAGCTGATTTTATATGGATTGTTCATGTACCTTCTCCATTAGGAGTAGGAGTGTTAATCGAGGTTTTTGCGCCTGAGATTGATCTTAGTACAAAAACTAGGTCAGTTCGTTTTCGACCGGCTGGATGTAACACAGTTGCATTCCATTTGCCTTGGAGTAGTGATTTATCAGTTGTTCCTCAACATTCTGGCCGTATAGGTCAGAGTGGAGGAGCTATAACTATGCGAGTAGTTGAAGACAACACCACTGATCAAGTTAACACTCCATTGAACGTGACTATTTATCAAGCGTGCATTAATGTAAAATGTAACACTAAAGTACCAGCTAATGTAGAATGGGAATCCATTAATGGTTTGGAATTTATTCCACAGCCATTGCCAGAAGCTGAGTTGAGTGAAATTTTTGAATTTCACGCTGATGATGATAGCACTGTAGAAGTACAAGCCGAAGGAGTTGGAGATATTTCCGAGCAGATTCAGTTGGATGCTACGCCAGCAATTGCGTTAGCCCCAGAAGCTGAACAAGCTGTTGGAAAAGCAACAATCCCTTCAGGAAGTAGATCAACAAGAAATCAGATTGGTCTTCCAGGTACTCGATGGTTTGAAGCAGGCATAATTTCGATTGGTTTCGATGATATGGGAGCATGGCAAAATTTGACTATAAATCCT